GACTTTCCGAAAGACTTTAGTTGGGACATAGAAGAAGCCAGCGACATGACCGAAGGATCACAGCAACTGGCTTGTACTGGTAACAACTGCGAACTTTAACGTTCACTACTGGGGAGCTTCGGCTCCCCTTATTAGTTCTTCTTGTTCCGCTGGAGTGGTTACATCAGTCGCAGCCGTGAACGCCTTAATAGTAGAAAGACTTAACGATCCTTGTAACGCCTCTACGTAGTACTGTCCTATCTTAATAGCAGCCTCTTTAGATCCCTTTACGGCCTTAGCAAATTCGCTTGTAGGGGGATTGGCAAGCTCTGCAACAACGTCAGGATCAAGGAGCACCTCTGCTGACTTGCTGTAAAACTTATCCTTTCCTTTTGTGACCGCTGACCGCGCCACGGTGTTAATAACTTTACGTTGCGGAGACAGTATCTGGTTTCTAAACGTACCTGCAAGCTCTGGAATGCTAACACCGATTGACTCCTGCACCGTGTCCATAACAGGAGAACCTGACATACTATCAAGCAGCACAGAATCTATCTTCTTTAGCTTGTCACTGATCGACGCCAGCCTTTGTATGTTTTGTGCGTAGCCTGCGCCAAACACATCATCAACAAATTCAGAGTTTCTTTTTACAATCTCTGCCATTGAATCCGACTTTCCGTAAGACCCCATCAAAAACTCTTGTCGTATCCCTGACAACACCGTGGCTTTTTCGGTTTCGTTTAGCTTGTTTATTTCTTCTAAATAACTTTTACGCTTGGCGGGGTTAGACTGCATCTCCGCAACCGCTTTAGAAAGATTCATGTTGGATATTGTTTTAAAGAAACCCTGAGCGTTCTTTGTACTCTGCTCTTTAAAGGCTTGGTTGTGTCGTGCCTCTGTATTTCTTATAGTCCTTAGTCTACCCGCTGTGTCTGCAAACTCTTCAGCCATTCCAAAACGCTGTATCAATCTTTGATTGCGCCTAATAAACGTATCAAGATTCCGCTGGTTTATGTTACCGTCTGCTCCGATTACACGAGCCTTCTCTGCTTTAAGTCTTATAGCGTGACGTACCACAGCCTCGCCGCCTTTACCAACAAACCTAACGTAGTCTTCAGCCTGCTGGTAATTCATCAGCGCATCAGCAGCGCCCTGATCAAAACGCTTTGCAGTAAAGTCCCGCATGCCCTCCGCTCTCATAGGAAGTCCAAGCTCTTTGTAGTAAAACGCATCAGCATCACGCAAGCTTTTAATAAACGTCGGTGCAGTTTTCGCCTTGTCTGCCATCGTTTGCTGTATTATCTCTTTAGTCTGATACAACTTGTTAAGCGTTTGACTAGCTTGCATGTCGTCGCGCAAGTTACGCTTAGAAAACTTAGTTATCTCAGTGTTAACAGCTTTCTTTAAAGAGATAAGATCAGAGCCAGTTACTTTAGGCATCTCAAACATCATGTTACCGTCAACGTCTTCGACCTCTGTAGGTTTCCAATGCTTCTCAAGCTGTTGTCCTACCTTGCTTTGAGGCCCGAACACATCCTGCAAGCGTACATTACGGAAGTTATTCCAAACGTCAAACACCTGCTTATCAGTAAGCCTTACACTTTTGCCACGCTTGTTTGAAACGTCATAGAGTTTGTCAGCTTCTTTCCTGACCATAGCTTCTTTTCTATCAAGAAGTTTGTTAGCAGTTCTTCCTACATCAATAGGATCTTTTGTGCCAGTAAGTCTGGTTGTCAATCCAGACAACACCTTATCAATGTTTGCTGTCTGCCTGTCAATCCTATCTCGTGAGATTGTTTCCTGTCTGTCAAACTCTTTCTTAAACACAACTTCAATTTCCTGTCTAGTCACAGGCGCAGCAGGATCAATGCCAGCAACAGCGTCAAACCTGTCTGCAAGCTTTTCTGTCTCGCGCTGAACTAGATCATTGACTTCTTTTTGAAACACCTTGTTCTGCGCTGAAGTCTTCTTTATCCAGTTACGCGCAGGAGCGTTATCTAACATTGTCGCTAAGATACCGCCAAGCTCTAGATCAGGTATCTCTTCTTTAAGCTTGGCTAGTTCATTGATTGAGTTAGCAACCTCTTCGGGCCTTGTGGCTTTTTTAATTGCATTCAACTCAGACCTAACCTGACTTGACGCAAGAGCTTCAGGAGCGTTTGTTAACCTTTTAAATCCTTCAGCGCCTACACGAGTCGCTGTAGAAACAACCGGAGTAACGCCAGCGCCAGCAGCAAATCCCGCAACTCCGCCACCAACAGCGCCTGCCATTTCCTGAGCAAGCTCACCGCCGCCCAACTCTTTAACTATCTGCGGAGCAACAACACCTCCAGTAGTTCCCGCTACAGTAGACGTAACGGCAGGCACAGCGCCTGTTAGAAACTTAGTTAAGCCTGCTCTTATAGGTGTACCTGCCAGCGTAAGAGGATCAGAAAGACCTGCTATGATTTCCTGACCAAGACCAAGCTCTGCTTCTACAGGCACACCAGCCATCTCTCTTGCCCTTCTTTCCCTTTCTGCGCCTATATTCTGTGTCTCTCCAGAAGATATTCTACGGTAAGCTTCTTCAGTTTCAGCGCGACTGTAAAGAAAAACATCAGGGACAAACTGCACAGCAAACCTAGACAGTCCAAGCTTTACTAAATCTCCTGTAGTAATCTCGTCAGCGTCTGCTTTGTTGTCTGTAGGTGTGTCGGTAGATTGCGTAGACGTAGCCTTGCTTCTGTTTAGTCTAGCATACGCCTTAATCTTCGAATCAGACCAGTCAGCGGGGTGTGCAAAAGTTAAAACACTGCCGTCGCCTACGTCTACTCTTGAAGTTTTTTTATCCGCCACTATAGTATCTCCACATCGTCAGAAACGCCAAAGTATTTACGTGCAGTGTTTAGAGCTTCCTGCTCTTTCTCTGTGACTGCAGCAACTGACAACCTATCAATGCTGTCGCTTATCCTGTTTTTAGCGAGCCTTTCAAGACCTGTCATAATCCGGGTGTACTCAAGCAAGGTGTCTTCAGATAACTTACCCGATGCAAGCATGGTACCCCAGTCTACAAGTGACTGTTTAATGTCTTTAGATCCTCTAAACCTGTCCAGTTCTGCAACAGCACGTAGATCATTTTCTGTTGTTGACGTAACAGTTCTTTCAATCAAAGCTGCAACGCCTGCTACATCATCCTTTCCTAACTTACTAAGAACTTTAAAGCGTCCTGCTTTCTCAACAAGCTCTTCGTTAATTGCAAAGGCAGGGTCGGAGTCACGCACAAACTTTATAGACTCAGAAGCGTTCATGGGAAGCTTTCTAAGCAGCATGTCGTCTAAAAGACCAGCAAGCGAAGCGCTTGACATATCTGTAAGAGCGAAGTTACGCGCAGTCCTGATGCCGTCAGCAGTATCCAAGTCAACTTCAACTCCTGCGTCTGCAAACAAAGCCGTTAGGCCCTTCTTGTCTCCTTTGCCGCCAGTGCTCTCAGCAGTGCCGATAGTGTTTTGACTGACAATCTTTCCAGTCTCTGTATCAGTCGCCGTCTGTACTACAGTAAGCACACCGTCAACAAGAATAGTCGATTCGGTAATGTCAAGCGCAGGTGATTCTTTAGCTTCAGGAACGCCTGCCTTGTACGCACTAGCGATCTGCTCTCGCGTACCGCCAAGACTAATGACAGACTTCTGCGCCTCTTTCAAGTCAGCAAGCGGAACTCCTCTAGTAGCTGCTGCTTGTATTGCTGCCAAGCCGCCCTGAAGACCTTTACTTGTCCTAGCTTCTTGTTCTTTAGTCCTCAAACCACGCGCTCGGGCTATTAACTTAGCACCAAGTTCTGGTTGCTTCTCTAAAATCGCAGCGCCTTTAGCTTCAATAACAGAAGCATCGTTGCTAATTAAAGCTTCTTTAAGATCCTTTTGCATGCCCTGCTTTGCCTTCTTCTCAGCAGCCATAGCAGGGGCCTGACCAAGCGTAGCGCCGAGATTAAACATGCCTTGGCTGTAACCCGGCTGTGTCAGCGACTGTATAAAACTCTGTCCAAATTTAGCCATTACTTAATCTCCAAATAATCCTAAGCCTTCCAAGAAACCACCTACATCTCCTAAAACGTCACCTAAGCCGCCGTAGTTTTCTGTGGGTGTAGCCAAGCCGCCAATCAGTCCAGTACCTAACTGGCCCATCAGGTTAGCTTGTCCAAGACCAGCACCCAACAGCGCTTCAAGACCGCCCATAGACGCTTCGCCAAACAGACCTGCGCCCGTAAGTTGACCGCGCTGCTGTAGCTGTGGGTAAAGCTCACTGCCCTGCATAGCTGCTAGTAACTGTGCTTGTGGTATGTAAGAACCGCCCAAGGCTCCGAGACCTAGCTGTTGCTGTCCGCTTAACATTGCCATATCTTGTGCAGACAACTGCGAACCTAGCCCAGCCATTTGAGCACCAAGGCCAGCCTGTTGCGCCTGTAAGCCACCTGCAAGCTGCGCTAACTGCCCCGCCTGAGAAGCAGACGTAGCTGCGCGTCCAAGACCTTCAGACTGCAACTGAGACTGTACTTGGTTTGCACTCAAGCCTAGCTGTGACAACTGCGCTGCTCTTTGTTGTGCCTGACCTTGAAGGTTGCTAGACAATCCTGCTTGCTGACCGAACATACCGCCAAGTGCTTGAGCAGTTCCTAGCGCTTGTTGCTGCTCTGATTGCGCCTGCTGTATAGCCGCCAGAGATGCCCTGTTTTGTGCTTCTTCCTGCGCCTGAGACAATGCTGCTTGCTCAGGAGTACCGCCAAACATATTGGTACGTACACCTAAACGTCCCTGACTTGCAAGTCTTTCTTCTAACTGCAAACGTTGACGCTGCTCTTCTGGACGCTGCGTAGCCCGGATGCGCTCGTATACATCAGCTTCGCGGCCTGCCGTAGATCCTAAGACATTCCCCGCCGCTTGTCCTGCCAACTGTCCATACTGACTCCTAAGAGCTTCTACGTCTGACGGAGCCTGCGTTGCTAATCCTTGCTGTCCTAAACCTAACGCTTGCTGTCCGAGTTGTCCTATAGCAGCACTAGGTTGTTGCCCAAGTTGTCCGCTAACTTGCCCTGCAAACTGACCTCTAAGCTGATTTAAGTCTGCTGGCTGTGCCTGAGAAGCCGTCATAAACTGATTGCCAAGACCGTAGGCTTGCTCTGCCGCTGCTCTACCTCCAGCTTGACCATACGGCGTAGAGCCTAAAGTTGACTGCGCTTGTTGCATCAGCATGCTTTGTATGGCTTGCTCTTGCTCAGAACCTGTCAGTGTTGCAGCGCCCGTGTCAGGATCGTAACCAAACTGACCACCTGTTGCAGACGTTACGCTGAAGGGCTGGAACTGAGACTGATCAAGTCCAGCCTGTGCAATCTGCATTGCGCCTTGCTGTGCTGATTCGCCAATACCACCAAGCCTGTCGTAAGCTCCTGTAAGAGCAGCGCCACCGCCAAGCAAACCAAGAAGCGGCCCTGCGCCACTTAAAAAATCTTCCCAATTAAACTCAGACATTAGTAAGTACCTCCGTCAATCGTCCCTGTAGACAACGTACCCGTAAACGTAAGGGCAGGTATCGTTACAGTCCCAGTAAACGTAGGGCTGTCTGTATTGGCCTTAGACGCTACTGCTGTTGCTATGTTAGTAAACTCTGTGCTGAACTCTGTACCACGAATGATCTTGCCACTGTCTCCAGAAGGCAAAGAATCCTTAGCGGCAAAGTCTGTAGTCGGGGTATAGTTGCTCATAGTGTTTTACCTATTAATGCTAGTACGTTGATTTCTTGTAGTGATAATGCAAAACCGTTTATGTCTGACTCAAGACCAATAGTAACTACGCTGCCGTCACCTGTCGTGTTAACAGCGCGGCGTGACACTAAAGTTCCGCCAGTAAACTCACCAACTGTAAACTCGCTAACTCCGTAGAACGCTGGAGTCTGGTTTCCTATTGTATATTCTTGAGTTCTATACGCAGTTTCAAAGTCGTAAGCCCAGTTAATAAAAACTGTAGCTGAGTTAGCGCCTACAATAGTTGGTCTAAGTTTCTTTAGAATCTTAAGCCTAGAAGGATCGCCAAAGGTTAAGCCGGGACTGTAGTATCTAAAACGATAAGAAAATCCGTTGTCTGAGTAGCCTGTATATTCACTTAATCCAAAAGTGTTTCCTACCAAAAACTGACCGTTTCTAAGGACTTCAAAAGAAAAGAAAGCAGAACTAGGCCAACGTGTAACTCTGTACGATCCGTTTTCTGTAGTGCCTTTAAGATCAAAACAGTACGTAAGGTTGTTAGAAGGAAACGATACAAGGTAAAACGTATTGTCTGGTGAGTAGATAGTCGATACATGTCCCTGTCGGTTAGCGATAACTTCAATGAACTCTGTCTTAATGTTGCCACTAAGGTCGCTAATGGGCATTGACTTTTCTTGTATGGTTCTACCAAAGCTCCTAAGCCCTGTGTCGTCTAGGAATAGAACGTCAGTTCCGATGTGCTGAATAGAGTTGCGACACACACAACCAACACCCGGAACTGTATCGGCAATTGACATAGTAGCTGGCGAATCAGCACCTTGATATACAACAATGCTATGCCTACCAAAAATAATTAAAAGATTGTTGTGAGCAGTTACGCCTACAATGCTGTCTGAACCATCAGGCCAAGCCTTAGAAATATCTATAGAGCCTGACGATCCACCAGCAAAGTCTGTACCAATAAGCAAGTCAGACCAGTATATAACTTGTGAGTCTATGTTGCTGTCAGTTATCCAAAGCCTGCCGTAAGCTGCTAACGCTTCGTTACACCAAAGGTACGTAGGTGTTGCACTGCCCGTGTAAGAAGCAAAAGTCTGAACACCACCAGCGTGTGTATAGATAAGAGGCTCTTGACCTCTCTGGAAAAAGTACGCTGCGTTGTTAAAGTTAACAGAACGCCAGTCATTCTCTGCAATGCTATAGCTTGCTGGAGTCTCGTCTACTAACGTGGTTGTACCAGAAAGTATCTTATCATTTCCAAAACTAAATACCTTTTCGTTACCAGAGTCATCAAAAAACTCATGTATAGAATGTACGTAGTCTGTGCCTAACTCTGTTTTGTTTGTTGTTAATGTGTCTAAACCTTGACGCGCAGCAATTCGACCTCGCTTGTCAATGACAGCGTTATCTGCAACGTCTGCAAATGACGGGTCTTGCGCTAGCGGAGAATCCTCAGTGTTGATACCCTTAAACGCAGGAGCAACTAGGTTAATACTTTGTAGTGGCTGGGCCATACACTAGCTCCTATTATGAATACCAATCAGTTTCGTAAGGGTGCTTCTGTGCGTCCAGAGCGATAGCGTCAGACAGATACTTGTCAGCCATAGCAAAGTATTCAGGTGTTGACGTACCGCCTGTCTCGCCTCTCTCACGCGCTGCTAGAGCTACTGCTAAATGTATGACGGGCATAGCAGGTATTAACATAGGGTCTGTGTCAGCGACTAAGTCTTCATTGCGTAACACACAGTTAAACCTAAGAGTGTAAACACCGTCAGGCTTTGGGTATATGTCTATTTGTGAATCACCTTGGGAGTCAACACCATTGTACGTGTAGAACTGCGGCGCTCCACTCGCGGGAGTTTGATTGAGGTACTGATTGTCAAACCATTTAGAAGTACGGTACTCCATAAAAAAGTTAGAAGTATCGTTAATGACATCCAATGCTTTAATACGGTTCTGACTGCCTGTAAGCACATAGTTAAATATGTCTGCCGAAGTTGTAATAGTTAACGTAGTGCGTAAGGCCGACCAGTCCCATGAAGTCTCTACAATCTTTTTAGCGTCGTTAACAAAGTCACCTACCATCTTGCTATAGGTAGTAGAGTTTACGCCAGAAACTTCCTCTTCTCGTATCCTTCTCAGGACGTTGTTTACTAATTCTAAATATGTCATACTAACATACCCTTGTTAATAATCTCGTTTAGCGAAGCCATGTAGTCTGTCTTTGGTGACTGTATTACTTCTTGTACGGTAGGTGCCTTGTAAGTAATGCCCGTCATAAAGCCTTTAAAATCTTTAGGGGCAGAGGCTCCTTGAAGTCCTCGCAATCCTTGTTCACCTTGCTCACCTTGTTCACCTTGCTCACCTTGATCGCCCTGTTCGCCTTGTTCGCCTTGTTCGCCTTGTTCGCCCTGTTCGCCCTGTTCGCCCTGTTCGCCCTGCTCACCATCTTGACCATCTTGACCATCTTGACCATCGATCCCGTCGATCCCGTCAATCCCGTCAATCCCGTCGATCCCGTCGATCCCATCGATCCCGTCTTCACCGTCAATACCATCAATACCATCAATACCATCAATGCCGTCTTGACCATCGATACCGTCAACACCATCAATGCCGTCTTGACCATCGATACCGTCAACACCATCAATACCATCAATACCGTCTTGACCGTCTTGACCGTCTTGACCGTCAATACCATCAATGCCGTCAATGCCGTCAATGCCGTCAATGCCGTCAATGCCGTCAATGCCGTCAATGCCGTCTTCACCGTCTTGACCGTCAACACCGTCAACGCCGTCAACACCGTCAACACCGTCAACACCGTCTTGACCGTCAACGCCGTCAACGCCGTCAACGCCGTCTTGACCGTCAACACCGTCAACGCCGTCTTGACCGTCAACACCGTCAACACCGTCAACGCCGTCTTCACCGTCAACACCATCAATGCCGTTTATAATGTCTATTATAGTATCATCTGTGGTGTCATCTGTGGTGTCATCTGTGGTGTCATCTGTGGTGTCATCTGTGGTTGTGTCTGTGAGGATGTCAATATCGTCGTCAACGTCACCTTCATATACTGTAGCGTTATTGTTCCCTAAGTATTCGTCACCTACAGTACTGCCTACTTCTAAATCACCAACATCAGGTATGTACCATTGATCGTTTGTTCCAGATAGAGTATCCGTAAAAATCCCGTTGCCTTCATAAACATATCTGTCGTCGTTTCCAGTGGCTCCTTCAGCGTTGTTGCCAGAGTCGTCAGCAGTTTGGCTGTCTTTCCAGTCATTCATTTCTTGCTGCGTTTCTGGAGAACCCGCCTCAATCCAGTCGTCATACCAATCAATCTGACCTTGAGTTGCAGTTCCAGCTTCTACTTGAGAAATAATAAAGTCTTTGTCTTTTTGCCATTCGGTTGAAGAGTCATCAACAGAGTCATCAACAGAGTCATCAACAGAGTCATCAACAGAGTCATCCTCAGAGTCATCAGTAATGTCAGGAATCACTACTTGTACGTCTTCGCCTTCAAAAACAAAGTTACCCTCGTCGTCTAAAACTCCTTCAGCCACTTCTCCGGGAACAAGATCACCCCAAACTATATCACCGTAGTCTTGTCCAAACTCCCCGTCAGTTACATCGTTAATGGTGTCTTTAATAGCGTTTCCGATGTCTCCTGCTGTAATAGTACCTAGCTCACTAACATCACCAAAAGCTCCTCCCGCTAATCCAGATATAGCTTCTTGAACTAGCGTGTCAATATTTACGTCACCTGTAGTGGCTGCTTGACTCACTAAACTTAAAGTTGAATTTGCCAAAGCTCCTGCCGCAGCGGTTGACATACCAGCGTTAACTAAAGCTGACGTTAAAGGCCCAGCAGCTAACATTAGACCTGCCGCCCCTGCTGCTTTTACGTATTCTCCAAAGTCTGTACGGTTGTTCTTGTAAGTTCGCGCAAAGCCTGTACCTGTCCAACGGAATCTGTCGCCCTTCTCGTTAGTAAACTCTTGATTAGGGATTCCGTACTTGTCCATTAACGCTTGGTTTTCTGCGCTGTTCATCCAAGAAGCATAAGCGCCCTGACGAGCGTTAGCGTCAGACTGCTGAGTGTCGTTTACAGGTGCCTGCTGTCCCGGCCCAGAAGCTAAGTCTTCTTCTTCTTGCTGCTGTTGTGCCGCTGTAGTCTGGTCTATACCTTCCTGAGAGAACCAGTCTTGAGCCTCGATCATGTCAGAGGACTCTTCAATGTAATCCATGTACCTGTCAAAAGATCCAAAGACATTCTGAAGATTAGAACTGCTGTTGTACGCCTCTTGCAAGTCTGATTCTGTTACCTGAGTAGGTGACCAACTGAGGGCTTGAGTATCTTCACCTGTAGCGCCAAAGAGACTTACAGCGTTATCCCCAGTCTCTTGATGCAGGATCATTGTGTAAGTGCCGTCGCCTACTTCATTAGAAGATTGTTGATCTGCAAGCCAACCTTCGTACTGGTCGTTTGTCAACATACCTTCTTTAGTATCAGGAGACCCTGAAGCCTGCCACTTATTATACCAATACTCGTCTTGTTCGTTAAAGTTTCCGCTTTCGACTCTATTAATAATTGTGTTTTTATCTTGAAGCCATTGATATTCTGTGTCTGTGAGCATTCCATCTTTGGTTTCTGGCTCTCCAGAAGCTACCCACTTATCGTACCAAGCTAAAGTAGCGTCGTTGGCTGTGCCCTGCGCTACCTGACTAAGCATAAAGTTTTTGTTATCTACCCACGCCATTATTTATCCCTCGCTACGCCTTTGGACTTCTCAAAGGAACGCATGGCTCCTAAGCCCAGCATGCCCATAAGCACTGGCATCATCTGACTCAAATCCAAGGACGGCAAAAAGACATCCACACCAGATAGAGTAAGGGTAAAATTCCCAAGAGGAACGCAGATAAAATTAAATGCCATTCCGCTGACACAAACCCACCCAACCGCTGGACGCCAGCCAGACACGAAGATCGAAGTGCTTTTAGCTTCTTCTTTGTTAACCGCAATTTGGGCTTTAGCCAACTCTTGAGCGTGTCTTTCAGCCATCGTAGATATTTCATGCGCGAGTCTGCTCCTTTCATCTGAGTCTGGTATGAACTTATCAAGCAGTGCTGTAACTGGGCCAATCAATAGCTCTAACATTAACGCACCATGTAAACAACAAACGATGCCACAGCACTGACACCTATCCAGAAGAATCTTTCGCTGGTCTTTATTAGCTTTGAGTTAAGAATAACATCTTCTGACAACTCAATAA